GGACAATTGGCTAGAAAGACGTTCGATGTGTTGGAAGTCGAGAGAAAGTCAGGTGCGGCGTAGTACAAAATCTTAATCGTGTAATTGCTGTCAGGAATTGGCGCAAACTGAATTGTCGAGCCGAGGATCGTGTAGAAAGCTGGTACACCACTCTCGTTCGTCCTGCCATTTCTGATAAACGTACTTGGCGTTGAGTATGTGATCGGGAAGTCGGGATCAGAATCAACGTACACATCCCTTGCTTGCAAGAAGTCGCTAGGGAGGCTAATCGTAGCGACCCCACCGGTTGCCGCTGTCGATGTTTGTGTAAGCATCTGCCGCAGGCGTAGATCTCGACGAAGCCGTATTTCGGCAAGCTGGATGAAGTCTGGGATCGCGGCAGTAAGATCATCTCGTGAGAGATAATTAGCTATCGTCGTTTGCAGTGCGCTGTAAGTGTTTAGGGCCATATTCGACATCGCTCCATCGATATTCGTGCGTCCCTATGTGTCCTATCTCAAGACTCAATTCGTGATCCACGAACGTCTGAATACCGTGATCTAAGGCTTTCACGCAAAAATGCACATCTTCGCCAATCAGACCACCCGCCCCCCATACTACATCAAACCAAGGTTGGGGCATAGCGTCAAACACAGACTTGTGGGTTAAGACAACCCCAAAACCTACAGCAGTCACAGCCTCGATACCCTTCTTCCCCCGACTCTCGATCTTCTCAAAGATCTCCTTGTCTTGGTGAAAGTTTATGGCCGTGGGCAATACAGGCTTTCGCCGCGTAACCGCATTGACCCCGACGATTTGTTTGCCGTGAGCCAACAGACGTTCTAAGGTGTTCTTGGGGAATCTCATATCTGAGTCCACCCAGAGGATGTACTCCGCACCATCCGCCAATGCTTCTTTCGCTAAGGACTCGCGCTGAGAGAAGATGAGCGTACCAGGTGCTGTGTAGAGCAACAAAGCCCCACCGTGTTTACCGACCCGATTCGCTCCGTCATACGCAGCCAATCGAGCCATATCAAAAGACGTTCCCGTCATCATCGTGTCCCGACATGGGACGCAAAAAGCGACTTTCATACTTTCCCTGGTCGAGTTCTGAAGTGTCTGTTTTCTGGGTCGTTCATCCACGCCCTGAATTTCTTCTCGTCTACGATAGCAAAGCCTCGCATGATCCCTAGTTTGTTTAGATCGTCAATCACCGCATAAGGTAGTTGAGCGTAACGTGTCCACTCACCCCATCGCTCGCGCTCGTCCGTGGCGTTATAGAGTGCCTTGTTTTGCTCGACAATAGCCGTAATGTCCTGAGTCCTCTCAAAGACATACTTATCGTCTGCAACGTGAAATCTAGTTTTGAGCATAAAAAAAGGGAGGTTGTTACGCCTCCCTCTTTTTTACCACAGTTTTTGTTACGCTGTCTTGAGGTCAGCCAGGATACCGTGAGCAGCCTCGTTACGCATTTCCATCGTGAACTCAGCAAGAATCTGGGTCTTCTCAGAGTCACCAGTTTTTGCAAGCTCGTTCGTCTGGAACGGACGCAGATAACCAATCGCTGCGTACTCAGGGTCGAGGATGAACGCATCACGGCTACGGACGAAACGATCAGGTACAACAGAGATCGAGCCGAAGTCGCTCAGATAAACGTCAGCCGCGCCAATGATGGTCGTGGGAGCGTTATCGGGAGCCATGTAGCGCTGTGCTGCGATACCAGCAAAGGCAGATACCGTCTGCTTAAGAGCAGGACCAACCACGAGGATCTTAGGACTGCCGCCAGAGGTATAAACCTGCTGAACGCCATCCTTGAGGATTGCCTCGGTGAAGGTACGGGTCGTACCATCGCTACGGGTCGAAACACCGATGGTGGTGGGGTTAGCACCATCAGTGGTGTTGTAGTTCGAGTTGGTCTTGAGCCAAGACAACAACGAACCCATCTTGCGAGCCGTTGACGAGTTGCCAGCAGAACGCCCCTGGTTAGCAGCGATGATCGTCTCTTGGTCACGCTTAAGCTCTTGCGAAGCCTTAGAAAGCTGGTAAGCCTTCTCTGCGCGGCGACCTGCGAGATCAACAGCCATCATCGTGCCTGATACCTGGATCGTCTTAGCAACGATCTGGGTATAGTTACCAAGACGAGTCGTTGGGCTGATGGTTGCAGCCGTTGCATCGTCACCTTCAACCTGAGCGTTGTTGGTGGTTGCTGCTGCGAGGGTATCCGTCTGCCACTCGTGGTAAACAGCGGTTGCCTTCGTGCGAGCAAGCGACGAAAGGATAGGTGTTTCTGTGGGGCTGATGTTGTAAATAACCGATTTGTTATCGCAAGGCTCTTTATCCTTGCTTCTACCGTTTTCACGGTAGTCCAGACTATATCATCGCTTTCGCGTCGGGCGCTCGTGGGTAGATTATTCTTTCGTCACTACCTAGTCGTTGAACCTTCCGCAACCCTGGGTCTTTCGACTTACATTTGCGGCTTGGCTGCTGATTGCCCAATCCTTGAGATTATTACGCTTTGGTACTCAAGGCTCTAAGGGGTTTCCAGCAATTCACCCGATTATTCAGTGATGCCTGGCGAAATGGCATTTAGGGCATAAAACTTCAGCATTAGCAGGATCAAAACGAGCGTCTTTATGCTTAGAAAAACTTTTTACATGATGGACATGAAGCCTTATTGCCACACCACAACATTCACAAACATGGCCTTGTTTAACACCACAACTTTCACAAGCACCCGATTTCATAGCAAGGGCTGCTAAACGCCATTGCTTGTATTCTCCGGTGGCTCGTGCCGCAAGGTTTTCCGTGTGAACGCCGCCTTTCCAATTAGGATTCTTTTCACCAGACCACTTGCCTTTGTGAGCCTTGCTTAGATTTTGGCGATGCTCTTGTGTAAAAGACCTTCCGGTCTTAAGACGATGATTTCCAAACTCTTTAAGAGCGATTCCATGCTCTTTAAGCCTTTTGAAAACCACAGTCTCGCCTACGCCGTAATGCTCAGCAATGCTCTTCATAGACATCGTTTGATACAAATCAACAAGATCCTTAGCCGGTGGGTCAAATGACCTACGGCTTACAGGTATATCAAAACTATGTAAGGCCCTCCTTACAAGTTCTGCGCTACACCCGTATCTCTGACCGATTTGTTCGCAATTCATGGTCTTTGAAAGCGTCTCTAATTCCTGCTTTGTTGCTGTTAGTTTTCCCAATCCATTACTCCAAACATCAAGGGGACTGGTCTATTCTAACAGAATAGTTTAATCCGTTAAATCTTCCCGCTGCCCAATCGCAGTAAACGTTTGAAAAGTGCCTGAAGGTACAGTCATAATAAAACTCCAAAGAAAAAAGTTACAAGAATCTTTCAAAAACCCTTGCAGCGTCTTGCCGACTTCCTGTCTTGCGTAAACGCGCAAAGTCCTGTTTTGCAGCTTCTGTGGCTATGGTCTTACCTGTCGCGTTCCCAGACCTAAGCATCTTGGGAGCCTCAGCAACCTTCTTGGTCACACCAGGCTTGGCCTTTTGCAGTTTCTGGTACTGGCTTGCCATCCACAATGTCAACACAGCACGAGAGTCTGTTGCATTTGCCAGTTCAGCGTCCGAATACCCGATGGACTTGGCAAAACTCCGAAGTTCAGACCGTACCTTCTCACCCTTCTCAGGATGCGCGTAATCAGGAATTGCCTCGGCAACCCTTTTAGCTTCCTCAACAAGACGCTTCTCCATCACCGCTTCGTGCTCGGCCTGTTGCTCTCTGGCAATGCGTTGCTGTTCAGCGCGTAATTGAGCCAACTGCTTTTCTTGCTGCGTACGTTCTGCAACCTTGACCGCATAAGCGATCGGATCGGTTTCCTTCAGACTTTCAATATCCTCACCCTGCATCTGCTGTGACAGGAAGTTATCCATCACCTTCAAACGCTCTGAGTAAGCATCTCTCGCCTGCTTTGCTTGCTCGATTGCAGCTTTCTCGGCCTCGACCGTCTTTCGCTGCTCGGCAAGCTGATTAGTCTTTTTGTGGTAATCCGTACCCTTTTGGTAGCCTTCGATCAGTTCTTGGAGGGTCACCTCGCGTTCTTCGCCTGCTGCTTTTACGACAAAACGCTGTTCCTCCTCTTGAACTTCCTCTCCAGACTCCTCTGGCTCAGATTCACTGGCAACAAGCTCTTGCTCGTCTGGTTGGTCTTGAACTTGCTCCTGCGGAGGTTCGCCGCCACCCATCATCCCTAAGAACGCATTTGCTGCCTGTCCCACTGTCAAGCTAGTCCCTTGCGGGTTGCTGCCTTCCATAAACTAACCTCAATTCAAAATATACGAAACCGTTTTTTCACCATCTCGCCTTCGGCGGCAATAGCTTCCAAACGGGCTTTTACCTGATTGACTGCCCGAATCGACCCGTAAGCCTCTTCGCGTTTGTCAATCTCATCAGGATTGCTGTTGATGATACGCAAGATGTTGTCTTTTTCCAACTCAGCAAAGACCTCTTGCAGAAACTCATCGCCAAGTAAAGCCTTGGCTCGCTCCCATTTTGTCATAAGAGACTCTTAACCTTGTCTTTAGGTAACCGTGATTCGTTGAGCGCTTTCAAGAAATCCTCGCCGTATTTGTTGACCGCTTTCTTGCGGATGACGTACTCACCGACCTGGAGACTTCCGTAACCATCATCTGGAGTCGGAGGATTTGGGCCTAGCAGACCCTTTACCTTCCCGCCCTTCTCGTAAGCAATCTTCTCTTCGGTTATCTTGCCGCCTTTGTAACTTGCTTGCTGCAACTGATCTTGAACCGACTCGCCGCCGTAGGTTGCTCCGGTCTGAGCCTCATAACTTTTTTGCAGTTGCTCTTTATCGAAGATGCTAGGCGTAAACAAGGGTTTGGTTCCCGTGACAGCAGGGATGCCAAACTCTAGCGACTGAGGCAACAGACGCGTATATCCGGCAGCACCGGACTTGAACATATAAGGAGCTTGCTCGGTAGGACCGACACCGTAAAAGAAGTCCGTGGTCGGTGTTGCTAACTTGGTGTTGCCTCCACCAACCGTGAAGTTGGAGAAGTTAGCAGTAGGTATCTGAACGCCAGACAATGCCGCGTCAATCACACCAGGTTGTACACCTTGCGATAACGCATACTGCCTAACCGCTTGTGATGTCGCATACGGATTGCTGTTCAGCAGGTTTTGGATATATGGAATCATCTCTGCGCTTGTGTAGGCAGAGAGCGGTCTTGTTCCTGTCGGTGTTGTTGGGGTCGTTGGTGTTGTTGGAGTTGTTGGGGTTGTTGGTGTAACTGGAGCCGTCGGGAACGTCAGGCCAGCAATCAACATCGGAATCTGTCCCTCAGGAACGCCTTGCTGAGCTGCAAACGCTTGGAATTGCGCTGGCGTTACATACGTCCCTGCCGCTTGTTGTTGGGCGATGATGTTCTGAGCATACGGAATCATCTCGGCAATCGTGTAGTCGGCCATCGTTTTGTTGACGATGTTCCCGCTAGCATCGAGCTTCTGCCAGGACTCAAGCGTTGGCGTAACAGGCTGAGTTACCGCATTGATTACCTCTGTAATCGTTGGTGTTGTAACAGGTGGTGGCTCATAAACAGGTGGCTGCTCGTAAACCGGAGGAGGCTCATAAACCGGAGGAGGCGCTGGAGGCGGTTCGTAAACCGGAGGTGGTTCGTAGACAGGCTCAGGCGTTCCTGGCTCAGTGACAGACGAACTAGAGAACACATCTGACACCGCTGCCTGGGCTTGGCTCGGACTAAAGCCCAACATATTCGTCAAGCCAAAGTAAAGCAATGTATCAGGGTTGGTGTTTGGTATCAGGCCTTGGTTGACAAGATACTGGATGTCCGCGCTATTCGGGTTTGAGAAATACTGATCGACAAACGCCCTAAGTTGGTCCGTTGTATAGCCGTTGTAAGTAGCCATGATTACCCTGGTATCTCGATGTTAGAAGTAATACCTGCGCCTACCTTCATAGCCTTCATCTGAGCCTCGGCCTCGAACTCCATCTTCTTAAGCTCCAACTCGGCTATGGCCTTCTCTCTTGCAAGCTGGATGTCGGCCATTGCTTTCTGACGCTTGATCTCGATGTCTGCTTGCGCTTGGGCCATCATCATCTGAACCGCAGGATCTGGACCTTGTTGTTGGGGTTGAGCAAGAGCTTGATCGACCTCTTGCGTGACAGGCTTGAAGAACTCAGCAGAATCCGCAAACCCTGCCGCCTCAACCAGTTTGCCGAGCGTTGCACGATATTGCGAGAGCGACACTAAAGGATTGTTTGGACCCAACATTTGGAGCATCTGCTCTTGCTTTGAGAGAACCATTGAGAGCATCGCCATCTTTTGCTCGATGTTGCCTGTCCCAAGACCCACATTCACTGAGACATCGTATTGGTTCGACCACTCTCTCGGATCGTACTGGACGTACTGCCCACGCATCCGCAGGATGACTGCCTTGTCCTGATACTTGCATAAGAGATGTAAGAGTCCTTTGAACAAGTCTTTTACACCTGTCTCAGCAAA